TCTGAGATTGGCCTGTGCGTGACCGTTGCCGTCATGTGAACGACCTCGACAGCCTCGTAATAAGGCTGCACGCCCAGGAGCGAATCGACCTCATCCTCATCTACCCAGCCGGACGCGCCGACGACCGGACGGACAGCGAGCGCCGCCGCGACCTTGTCCGCGAGCGCGGAGGCTCCGACTTCGGCGGGTGAGGCCGGGGTCTTTGCGTAGATGGAGATCGAGATCGTGTCGTCTCGGTCGTAGTCCCCGGTCTGGGTTTGAACGAGCGAGACGTGCGCGAGTGGGAGGGGTCCGTCGGTGAAGCCGGGTTGCAGGATGCGTGCCGTCTGCATTCCGGTCGCCGCGGTGATTGCATCGCGGATGACCTGGACTGCGTCGGTGTAGGTCATCTGGACCGCCTCCGTTTAGATCTGGCTCCGAGGAGTGCTCGGAGAGTGTGTGCTCCGGGGACCGGCTTTCCGGTTCTGGAGCGGTGTCCGAATTCGACGGCGAGTGCGTGGGGCGCGTCGTTGTAGACGCGGCCAACGTCTCGGACCGGGCCTCCCGGTCTGAGCGGCGCTTTAGTCGTTTCGGCTTTGTATGAGTCGGCGAGGTTGTCGGTGAGGCCTCTCGGAGCTGCGGCGGCTGCTGCTGCTCTGAGCTGCTCTGCTTCCTGGTGGAGGGCTGGCGCTAGGGCTCCGCTTTGCAGGAAGCCTTTTATCCCGGCTGAGTCCCTGCGGAAGTTGTTCCCCACGGTCTCACCTCCGGTTGATGGTGACTGCGACGCCTTTCGGCCAAGGGGACGGCGGCGACTCGACTTGCCATTTCCCGCTGAGCGGGTGCTCAGCTGGGATTGTGATCGTGTCGCCGACCGCGAGCGTCGTTCCCGGTGGCGCGTACAGCGTCGCTTGCTCGTCGGGCTGCTCCGATGTCGGCGACGTCAGCAGCCCTGGGACCGTGAAGGCCCCCGGGGCGACAAGACAACCGCCGATCAGCCGCCTGCCTATCCCCTTGATCAGGTATCCGTCGGCGTCCCTGCGGACGCTGCCCTCAACCTGGACCGGCGTTCGCCACTCTTCCATCGGCTCCCGGCTCATGCTTCCATCACCCACACATGGCCGGCGCGACGCGGCCTGAACGAGTCCGCGAGCGCCTGGTCGTCGGGGGAGAGGAGAGCTTGACCTCCGATTGCCCAGCTGGCGTACTGCCTAGTCTGGGTGAACGGTCCGGTCGTGTCCGTGGCCTGGGTGGCTCCGTGCGCTGCGGCGTCGTCGATCGACATGATGCGGCGCGCGCTGTCGGCGAGTTGGAGTCGGACGGCGGCGGGGACTTCGGCGAGGCCGGCGGAGTAGGTGACGACGAGGAAGTCGGACGCTGGCATATCGACCTGGACGAAGCCGTGTCTGAGCTGCCAGGCGACCGGCGTTCCGTCGTCTGTTGTCACCGAGTGGACGGCGAGGAGCGGTGTCCGAGTGGGGAAGAGGCGACCGCCGCCGTCGACCTTGAGTCGGTGCGTGTACTGCTCGACGGTGAAGGTCTGGCGTGCTCGGTCTCGGAAAGCTGCTGAGAGCTTGTCGAGGACGAATTCCGCGCGGCGCTTCTCCGTCTCATTGAGGTCGCGGCCTAGGGCTGCTTCCAGGTCCGAGACGGACGCGAGCGGCTGGGCGGCGGTCATCTCTCCTCCTACTTCTTGGTCTTGGCCGACTCAGGCTCCGGCTCAGGCTCCTCGGGGCCCTCGGGGCCCTCGATAGGCTCGAAGCCGTCATCGGCGGCGACAGCCTCGACGAGGCCGGCGGCGATCATCGCGGTTGCGACCTGCTCCTCGACCTCGATCTCAAGGCCGTTGGTTCCACGGACGAGCATCAGACCCCCTTAAAGACCTGAACGGCGGTCGGGCGCAGCACCTTGCCGCCGTAGACGTGCAGACCACGGACGCGGTCGGCGAAGGTGTTCTCCGCGCGCATGCTCTCGACCTTGGAGATCTGAGAGACGTAGGCAACCGAGGGCTTGTGCAGCGCGATTGCCATAGGCTTGGCGTTGTCCATCCAGGGGGACACGACGACGTCGAAGCCGAGAAGGCGACCGATGGTCGCTTCACGCAGGCCCTCGGTCGTGTTGGACTTGTCGAAAGCGGTGAGCTTCGAGCCGTCGGAGAGCAGGTGGTTCTCGAACTGCCCGTTCACGAGCAGGACGCGACCCGACTGCGGAACCTTCGCGTCGGTGAGCTTGCCACGCAGGCCAAGCACCACCTTGTAGGCGCCCGGCCAGTCGGTGGGGGTGGTCAGGCCCGTCACCGCCGTGCCCTGCGTAGACAGCAGGCTGGTGAGGAACGTTTCCGCGTCCTCGACCAGGCCGATACCGGCAGACTCGGTGTACTTGTCGAAAGACTTGTTCGACTGCGCGCGGTCGATGTCATCGACGAGGAAGTCGAAGGACTTCTCCTGATCGACGACCAGCTCGATGCCCGTGTCGGCGACCGTGTCAGGCGCGGTCGTGCGCGGCTGCTTGCCGCCGCCGGTCGCGGCGGGGATGACGCCGGTCTTGTAGTCCTTGACCTTGACGTCAACGGTGCCGGCGATGTGGATCTTCGAGCCGGAGGTCAGCTTGCCCTCGTACTCGCGGTTCGTCAGGCCGGTCAGGACAGCCTGGTTGTGGAAGTTCTCCAGGATGGAGGCCGACCAGACTTCGGGGATGAAATTCGTGATTGCCATTGCTGTGGCTCCTTTCGCGGGCTCGCCGTCAGGCGAGACCCATCACGTCGTTGAGTTGGCCCGAACGTCGGGCCTCGTTGATCTGCTCGGCACTCATGGTCTTGAGGTCCTCGCGTGTGAGCTGCTTGCTCGACCTGATCTCTTCACCTCGGTTTCCCGCGTCGGATGCCGGCGCGCCCTTCGGGATCTGCGCTCCGCGCCACTCCAGCAGACGATCCGCAGACGCTTCAATCTCCTCCAGCGTCGAGCCGGACAGCAGGTCCATGTCGACACCCTTCGCCGCGGCGACCTGAGCGCGCGCTGCCTGTACTTCGAGGGCCTTCACGCGGGCCTCAGCCTGAGCAGCTTTATCGAGCGCCTTCTCCAGCTCCGTCTTGCCCTGCTCCTTATGCTCGTCGAACAGCCGAGCCTTCTCAGCGTTCTCCTTCGCACGCGCCTCGTTCTGGCGCGACAGAGCCTTCCACCTCTTCGCCTCGGCTTCCCAGTCCTTCGCCTGCTCCGTTTCGGCAGCAGCCTCCGAGACCTGAGCCTCAGCCGCTTCCCCGCCCGCAGGCGCGTCGGCGGCATCAACGAATCGCAGATGCGGTCGCTTGTTCAGGTGAATCTTCATAGTCGATCAGTCCTCCCGTTTCGGGTAGCCTCCCCCGCGAGCGCCGTTGCGGCCTCGGCGGGGCTTGATTGTGCGGCTGCGCGTGTAGGCGTTACGCCTTATCCGCTGTGCCGCTGTACTTTGGGGCTTTCGGCTCAGCCCACGTCAAAGTGGCGCCGTACTCCCCGTGCGCCTCGACTCGGATTAGCTTCCGGTAGTCGGGCGTTCTGCCTCCTCGGTCGGCTTCGCCGAGCCGTTCGGCAGCGATCTTGTGGACCTGCTCCAGGCGGTCCTCGTCAATGACCTGCTGGCCTGCCGCTCCGGGCGGCAGCGGCTGCACGTCACAGTCGCATCCCGGATGGATCGGGAGCAGATCTTCCTTGTAGTAGCGCTGCGTCGATGCGACGACGCAGAGGCCGCAGTTCTCGCGCCCCGTAAGCACGCGCCGGTAATACGAGCCCGTGTCCGGGTAGGCGCGCATCACTTGTCGGGATGCGCGGACCTTCGCGAGCTGCGCATCGCCGCCGATCAGCTGAGTCAAACGCAGGCGCCCCTCAGAGACCGCCTGCTCGACCGGCTTCCCATCCGACAGTGCCTTATACACGTCGACCGCAGGGCGGCGGTACACCGTCCTCGGATCGACGCCGCGAGCGCCGAGAATGTCCGTCTTATCGAGCGGCGGGACGACGAGTTTCCAGCCGAGCTCTCGGGCGCAGCGCGCGAGGTAGGCGCGGGTCAGGTCCGCGATGCGGAGCTGACCCGCAGTGACCCTGGGGACGAGCGCCTCGATCATCTCCTCGACGGCGCCCGCCCTGTAGTTCGGCATCGAGTCCCAGTAGGCCTCGCCGAACTTCGTGATCTGTGTACGCACAGCGTGGACCTGGGAACTGTAGACACTCGTGAGGTCGTCCAGGTCCGTCATGCTCACTTCTCCTCAAGGTCTGCTGACTGCGTCTCAGGCAGACGCAGGGCGACTGGCACTGCTCCGGTGAACTTGATTCCGTCGAGGCCGACGACCTGAGCCGCTGACTGCGGGGCGACGCCCGCGCGGATCGCGGTACCGAGGGCGTCGAACTTTGTTTTCAGCTCAGCGGGATCCCCCCCGTGACCGGAGGTTGCGCCTCATCGGTCGGCTGGGGGTTGTCCTGCAGCGCGAACGCGAGAGCCAGCTGCTCTTCTGCGCGCCTCTGTTTGTCCTGTGCGATCTGTTCCGGCGAGTATCCGAGGATGTTCCGCTGGATCGTCTCCAGCGCCTCGCCCGCGTTGCGCGCCTGCACGGCGGCGGCGTACTTCTCCGTGAGGGAGACGGCGTGCGGAGGCACGAATAGCACCTCGACGGTTTCGGTCTCGTCAAGGTCGATTCCCTCGACCGCGAGCGCGCGCACCATGAGGTAGGCCAGCGCAGGCTTGAATCGCTCGATCCTGTCCTCAGCCTTGGACAGGAGAGCCTTCTGCGGCTGCTCGGCGCCCGAGGCTGACTGGTTTGCCGAGTCCGGCAGCATGATCGAGAGCGGGGTCGAGGTCTCGACCGCGAGCTCGCGCCAGTCATCCTTTGTCGCGTTGAGGATCTCTGTGATCTGTGTCTGCGAGGACTCCCAGATCTCGACTCCGGGAGGAAGCTCCCAGAGGGCGGCGGGCGACGGCTCGAACACCTTCTGGTAGTCGATCTCGTTCCCGGCCTCATCCTCAGCAGGCAGGCCCGCCGATCCTTCGGCGCTCTTGAGCGCGCGCTGACGGAACGCCTGCATGCTGATGATGACGAGCCGCTGGAGCGTCTGCCAGTTGATGCGGTCGATCAAGTCTAGGACGTTCTCGAACTCTCCCTCGCCGAAGCGGTTCTCCAGAACGACGACGGGAGGCGCGCCCTCGAACGCTTGCTCGTCGCCCTCGTCCTGCCGCCAGCCAGAGGAGACAGTCGAGATCAAGGCCTTCGAGTCACTGTAGGCCGAGCGCGAGAACGAGGTGCGCTTGCCGGGAGTCCACATCACCAGATGATCGATCCCCGCTGAGGAGTCTCGCCAGACCTTCACAGCCGCGAGCGCACGCCAGGGCCGGACCGGATCCGGCTCGACATACATGTGCTCAGGGCGTTCGTAGGTCACGCAGGCGTGCCCGTCCTCGTCTTGGGTGACGAGGAGGTAGCCATGCCCGAGGGTCGCGGCGTCCCAGATCGCGTCGGAGAACGCGACCTTGAGGCGGTTGTCTCGCCAGATCCTGGCTGCGGCCTGCGCCGCCGGCGTCTTGTCGCTCGCGCCGACGGTCACGCCGTTCGGGATGAGGCGGTCAACGAGCGCGGCGACGACGAGCTTTCCGGGGCTGGTGCGCGCGCGACGCTGGAACTTGATCCAGGCCTTCGCCAGGTTCGGCCCCATCTCCGGTAGGGGACTGGTGCCGTTTGTGTAGGAGCGCAGCAGGTCTGTCCTGGTGCGTGCCTTGTCCATCTTGGCTGTGAGGTAGGAGAGCCACTCCTCGGGGGTCTTGGTCATGAGGTGGGGCCTCCTTCCCCAGTGCGTTGTTAGTAGAGGCGGCGCGGAGCGCGGCGTGCCGTCGGCCTGGCTGCGCCCTTACCGACCGCGTCGAGGCCAGCCTTATAGGCGAACATCGCGCCCCAGGTCGCGTCGATCTTGGAGTAGTCCTGATCGTCGGCGGGCTTGACGAGCACGTATCCGGCCTGGCGCGGTGACTTCCTCGCGTTGAGGAAGTGCGCAGTCATTGTCGGATCGCCGTCGTAGGTGATGAGGCCCTGGTGAATCGCGGAGAGCAGCTGAGCGAAGTTCTCGCACGTCTGAGAGACGTTGCGCTGCGGGTAGCGGATCGGCTCGGACGCGCTGATCTTCGCCCGCAGGCGGCGCGAGTACTTGGCCTCCCAGGTCTTGACATCCTGTGCCCAACCTGCCGACGGGTCGGCGTAGAAGCCAACCACGTTGTAGCGCTCGAAAGCGTCGCGCACGGTCTGCTCGATCTCCAGGCGCGGCGGTTGCCACCCCTCACCCGCAGGACCGTCCGGCTGCGTCCAGATCCCCACCTTGAACAGATGCTTTTGGGTGATCGAGTATCCGATGAGGACGGTCGCGTCGGCGATTCCGATCTTCCGCCCTTCCGACCCATCGAAACCGAGCGTGATCGGCTCTGTCGACGAGATCGTCTTTCCGTGGTCCTCGATCGCTCGCAGCTCCGGCATCGTGAGCCAGGCGTCGGACGCGGAGTTGATCTGGTTGAGGAAGTCCGCGCACATGTCCGCCGGATCATTATCCGGATGCCAGAACGAATCTGCGATGCGCTCTAGGTCGACCCAGCCGGGCTCGCACTCTGGATCGTGGATTGCGCAGCCGCGCGGATCCCGAGCCGAGTCGCCGTAAGCGATCCGCAGGCCCTCGATGAGGGACTCGCGGTCCGTGATGTCCGTGTCGAGCGGCGCCTGCCTGTGGTCGTAATAGAGGCCTCGCGAGGCTTCCTTCTTGACCTTCCCGGCCTTGACCAGCTCATAGAACCGCGCGGTGTTCTCTGCGACTGACCGCTCGCCGATCGTGAAGGCGTTCGGCGTCTCGATCGTCAAACCGCCGAGCTTGTCCGCGTTGGACCGTAGCGTCTTTGCGAGCTTCGGCCCACCATTGCCCGGGAGCCAGGTCTCGGTCTGGTCCATAACGGCCATAACGGCTTTGGCCCCCTTGACGGAGGTCGCCGAGGACGTGCGCTTCTCGATGCGTCCACGGCGCAGGGCGACGAAGCTATCCATCGGGTCGATTCCGTACTCGTCCTCAGCTGGCGAGCCCCTCAGCATCTCCAGGAGAGGATCCCATGTGTTCGCAGTCTGGTCGTCCGTCGTTGCCGTTACCTGCACGAGCGGCGTTCGCCGCGTCGACCACGGCACACCGACCGGCTGGCCCTCCGCATCCCACCCGTCGCACAGGACAGGCCCCATCGCTTCGGCGCAGCAGATCGCCGCGAGAAACGGGGACTTGCCCCAGCCACGAGGCCGGGACAGAACGGCGCGCTGCTTGAGCCTGCGCCCTGTCTGTGGGTCCAGCTCGTACACATGCACGAGGAAGTCGAGCTGCTCCTGCGTCGGCACGAACGGAATCAGCTCGTCCTTGTCCGGTGTCAGCAGGAACGCGGTCATCCAATCGGCGACGTCATAGCCGAGCGTTGGAAACTCGTCCTCTTCGTCGATCGGCATCCAGGGCATTACTGCACCGCCTTGAGTACTGTCTTTCGCCCCCTCGCACGAGACGAGACCGGCAAGGCCTCAGCGGACGGGCCGTCATCTTCCAGGCCGTCCGCGACCGCGAACTGGATCCGCAGTCTTGCGCGGTCCTCGGGCGTCGCACCAAACTTAGCGACGCGCAGACGAAGCTCAGCCGCGACCTTGAAGTCGCCCTTCCAATACAGGGCATGCAGATACGCCGTGTCCATGAGGAACGCCCAGTCGGTCTCGGTGTACTCAGCGGAGAGAGGCGACTCGCCCCACATCTTCCACCAACGCTTCGTGATCGTCGGCCAGTTGAAGCGCTTCTTCTTCGGTACGCCGAACTCATCGACGACGACCTGCTCGATAGTCGGAAGCGAAGGCTGCTCGACAGGCTGAGCCGTGATGATCCGGAGCACCTGCGGATCCTTGTTCCGACGAGCGCGTGAGCCTTCCGGCTTCGGCGCAGGACCGCGACCAGCCACACAGATCACCCCCAGCCATTCAGCAGAATATCAACGAAATAAGCGTTACAATAGGACACATGAAAACGTGCGAACAATGCGGCCACCAGCTCAAAGCCTGGGCGCGATCCGACGCGCGCTTTTGCTCGACACGCTGCCGAGTCGCTCATCACCGATCAACACGAGCCAGCGAAGCCGCCGGCCTCCCCGTCGAGCTGACCACCCGCGCCCGCTGGGTCAACCATGTGAGCAAACGGCCCATGTGCGCTCGCACGGGTGCGTGGGCTTCCGTCACCGATCCGACGACTTGGAGCACGTATGAGGCCGCGAGCGCGACTGGCGCGTCCCTCGGCTTCGTCCTCGGCGATGGTGTCGGCTGTATCGACCTGGACGCCTGCCTCGATGAGAACGGCATCCCGAATGAGGCTACTCGCACGCTGCTTGCGTACTACGAGGGCTCCTACGTCGAGATCTCCCCGTCCGGACGCGGCTTGCACATCTGGGGTACCGCAGCTCCACGCCGCGGCTTCAAGCGCGAGTGGAAGGGGCAGCGGATCGAGTTTTACTCGACAGGCCGATACATCACCATCACAGGAAATGTGTACCAGCCAGGAGCGCTCCTGCCCCTGTAACCAACGCCCGCGCCCTCACATGCCGAGGTCGGGTTTCGCGCAGCGTCTCAACGAAAAGTGCTCCCCTAAAAATCTCCAGACCCGTACAAACTTAAATCTACAGCTCTTGACGGTGCTACGTCAGGTGGGGGAGGGGGTCCCTGGTGGGTGGGTCAGCCGATGAGGCCGGGATGCTTGCGCTTGCGCGGCTGGTTTTTCTTCCGCTCAGCAGCGAGCGCCGCCGCAGCTTCCTGCTGCGTCTTACGTTTGTGATGCCAACGGCAAAGCCACTGGAGGTTCACCGCGCGGTGATCGTCACCTGGCTCGATGTGATCGCAGTCTGTACCTGCATCAGGGCATCGCGTGCCGTCGTGCAGCATTGCTTCACACCTGCCGGCTGCGCGATTGCGAACGAAGGCGCGGCGCTCTTCCCAGTCATCAGGCAGACGGGCGGCGCGGTCCGATGTCTCCCATGCCATGCCCGCTCCTCTCATCCCGTATGCACTGACCCCCGCTCCACCGGGGCCGATGGGAGCGGGGGTCAGTACAAGTGCGCGGATTGCCGTTAAAGCAGAAGCCCCTCGCTTACGCTCAGGGCCACACTAGGAGAATACGCCGTGACAAGCCCCGTCGCAAGCGACACGCGCCTACATCCTACGTGTCGCCAGCCTCTCAATATCCCCGACCCGGTAGAGGCGATCCCCGCCCCTCCTCGCCCGGGGCGCCAGCTGCCCCCGCTGCGTCCACTTCCGGACAGTCGGATCCTTGATCTGCGCGCCCGCCAGGATCTCAGCGACGCGAGTCGCGCGAGTGCGCGGCAGCAAAGACTCACGAGCTTTCGAGAGCAGTCGCTCCCAGGCTTCGCCGATCTGCTCGACAGAGTCGCACTCCCGGCAAGTCGTGGTGTCCTCATCCGGATCGCGCACGAGAAGATCAGCGTCACACTGGCTGCACGAGCCGACGTAGACGAGACGCTGCCGACCGGGGGAGGCGAGACGCTCAAGGCGCGCGACCGAGTACATAACTTCGTCTGCGCACTGTCCGGCCTCCGCCCACCTGCGCAGCTTATCCTCGTGCAGGTCGAAAACGCGCGCGACCATCCACCAATCGCCAGGCCTCACCCAGTAGGACGGCCCCATCACGTGCGACAGGAGGAGCGTCGCCCAGGTCAGGATCGCATCGCACATCTCGTCGACCTCGATCATGAGCGCCAGGTTGAGAGGAGCCCGCGACGACGGGACACCAGCGCCGCCGACCTGCTCGCCCGTGCGCACGCCGTGCGACGCAGCATAGGCTAGGTCGCTCATGAGTCCTGGCATTGATGCGGTCGCCACACGGACGCGGGCAGCGCCGCCGCGAGAGAGGAATTCTCCATCGAGGAGAGGCTCACCAGTTACAGGACATGTCCGGTCGTTCATGGTCTCACTCATCTGTCGTGTCCTCG